CTTTACTGTTCCACACTCATTTCTACTCGACGGCAGGCGCAACAGCTTGCGGCTCTTCCGGCTTATCCAGCGTCCCGATTACCTCTATAACCTTTTGGAGCGCCTGCACGGCCCCTGCGCTTGAGTGCGCATCAGCCTGCGCCCGCCCGGCCATCTCCGTTAGGCGGGAGTGTTGGGCGAGATCCTGATTCGCCCCCGTCGCCGCCTGACTGAGCTGCTGAGCTACCACCTGCCGCAACTTCTGCACGTCTACCATCGGTTTCTCCCTTCAGGAATCCTACGAAGCCTCGGATTCCAGCTTGATCTTGTACTCGGAACCATTCAGGTCCACCTTCAAGTAGTAGGTGGTGCCGGCGCCCGGACTGTCAGAAGTCCACATGTCCCTGGCGCTGCCCGGCAGTGTCAGGAAGTAGTCGGGCAGAGCAATGCCCTGGCAGTGTATGACCGACTTGGCCACACCGGCACCCTGCAAGGACGCCAGAACGAACGCATCCACGCTGGTTCCCTTTGTGGTGTTCGACTTCTGGAGCCACAGGCCCGTGAAATAGTCGGTCGCCCCCATCTCCTGAAGATCCAAATTCGCGCCGGCAATGGCCTGACTACTCAAGTCTGGCGATCCACTGTCGTCGACATATATGTAAATCCCGTTGAAGTTACATACTGCGGCCAGTGAAACGTCAGACGCAAAGGCGTTTAGCTGTGACACCGAACACCCGCCCGTCTTGGCGCCGCTGTTGGTCAGGTTCAGATAGATCATGTTGGCGTAACCACTGGAAAACGTGGTCGAGTCGGTCACAGTAATTGCGAAAGCGTTGTCCGCAGCTGCGCCAGCAAGCGTGCCCAACGCGATGTCCCAACCCGCGCCGGCACCATAGGTCACGCTCTGCGTCGGCTGCGCCTCGATCTCGTCGTCGCCGGCCGATGCAAGCTCAAGCGCGACGAATTGAGGCTCACCAACCGCGGTGTCGTCAACCTTGCCATCGGCGGCACCATAGAGAACCGCGGCCAGGGCAAACGCGCTGGCCGCAGTGACGACCACCGTGCCCGGATAGTTCTTCATCTTCACGCTGACGCGCGCGGCATTCGCGGCATCGAACTGGGTGATGCCAATGTAGTCCTCGCCGGCATCGGCGTAGACCACCTGCCCGACCGTGCTGTCCTGCTTGACTCGCCGCTGGCCAACCAGCGCCTCGCCGGCGACAAAGGATTTGATCCCCTCGTTGTACGTAGCCATCTAAAAGCCCCCTTACGTATCGATGATCCTGCCCCTAAACCTTGGGGGCGTTGATCTCGTCAATCCAAGCTTTGTGCAGCTTGGGATTTTCCTGGACAATCGCCTGGATGGCCTGCCCCTCGCTCTTGCCGGCCCCCATCAGCTCGGCCTTCCGCGCCTCGAACTTCGTCACGGCGGACTCGCCGTCCTGCCCCTTGGGCTTTTCCCCGGCCAGGCGCCGATTCTCATCGGCCTCGAACGGCACCGCAGTCTGCCCCTCGCCCGGCAGCTGGGCCTTCAGTTCCTCGGCCCGCTTCTCGGCGGCGGTGGCCCGCGCTTTGGCGTGCTCGACCTGCGCCCCCGTCAGGTCCTTCTCCTCGAAATAGGCCCGCCGCGCATAGGCGGCGTCGTCGGGGAACGCCTCGAAGTAAGCCCAGGCCTTCTCCCGCTCCGCCTTCACGGCCTCAAGGACTATCTCGTCCACCGTTTCCGATGCAATCTCGGTCAGCTCCTTCGCCGTCAGAGCAACGACCGCTTCTTTCAGTTCTTTCTGATCCACCTGTTCGTCCTCCTTTGTGGTATCTTGATGTTGCGATTGGGTTAGAGTCACAAGGTTTCGGTTGAAGGCTATTGCCTCCCCCTCCTCGGCCAGGGCCGTCACGCTCGTCTTGCGGTCCGCCCCGACCGGCGTAAAGGTAACCTCATCCACCACACTCTCGCGCCATATCACTGCCGGGCCCTTCATCTCGAACCCGTTGACCTCTGCCTTCGTGCCCTTCTCGAGTTGTTCGAGTCGCTGCGGCGTGACGAACATGCTCGCCTGCCACGGGAATCCCTCCTTGAGAAGCGCGGCCGTCTCGCGCGCGACATCCGTCACCTGGCTGAACTGCCCATACGCGATCCAGCCGTCCTCCTCGGCCCCAAATCTGTCGGCCCAACCGGCTATCTCGTCGCCCCGATGGTCTCGAAGCACGGCCAGCTTCTTCTTGCGCGGCCGCACCCCGGACAGATCGATTGCCATGTCGCCCCAGAACCAATGCTGCATCGCCTCCCCGCTGCTCACTACCACGCGGAAGTCGTGCGGCTTCTCCTCGCTCGGCTCCAGCATTGCCAGCGCCCCTTCAGCGAGCTCGAACCTGCACGCGCCGGCGGGAATCTTCAGCGGCCCCGCCTCGTCCGCATACGCCTCGCCGAACGTCGGCCTCGACTCGGAATGCTTCTTCCCCTTGTCGCGCCATATCTGGCTGCACACGGCGTATCGCTGCTTCTGCTTGGGATACTCCCGCCGCATCACGTCGCTGCCCATGCAGCGTTCGTCCCAATCCACCTTGCTTTCGCCCTTCTTCGGCTTCGGCAATGGCATTCGTTAGCCTCCCCCTGCCCCCTGCGAGACCTTCGAGCGCGTGTCCGCCCGCAAGATGTCCCGCCAGTCGTCCAACCCAAGCTCTTTCGCCTTATCCATCGCCCGCTTGATGTCACGCGCCCGACCGTCAATTAGTTGCTTTGCGTCCACACCCCGCTGTTTCGCATACTCGTCAAGCGTGGTCATACTCCGGTCCAGCATCAGCGCGTTTGCATTCGCTGTCTTCTCGGGGTCTATCCATTCCCACCCGTCGGGCTGCCAGATGTGTCTCCACGCCGCCCACATCGGATCGCAGCCCGCCCCAACCTTTGGCTCCCGTAGCCCCTCGTGCAGCATGAACTGGCTGATCTTCCAGTGCCACACGCGCCGCAGGAACTGCGTTATGAGCAGCTTCTGCATCCCCCGAAACGTCCTGTACGCCTGCAGCAGCGAGAGCCGCGCGCTCGAATACGACCCGTACTGCATGTTCAGTGAGACCAGCTCGATCGGCAGTCCGAGCTACAGTCCCAAGAACCGTAGAATGGCCGACACGAAGTCGGGAAATTGAGGGGCGGGTTTCGACGGCGTGAGCGACTTGAAGTCCCCCTTCACGGAACCCGACAGGTTCAGAATCACGCCGGGCTCCAGGTCGATCACCCGCTGGTCCTCGCCCGTCTCGTCCTCCTCATTTCCCGCAGATGCTGCGAGGGGATCTACCTGTTCGTTACCCGTGATAATGCCGCCCACGCACGCCGACACCATCGCGTCAACCAGCGTCGCCTCGATGTACTGGTCGAGCTGGTCGAACGAGTTCAGGCACGTTCCTAATGCCGGACACCCCCGCGTCTGGCTGAACCGCTCCGGGTCGAACAGGTGGATGAAGTTCCGGGCCTCTACCCTTGTTGCCTCAGCCGAGTTGATGTAGTTCTGCCGCGCCGCGTAGTCCGCCACCCAATAGGCCACCGGTTTGCCGACCGCGTTGAGCTCGATGCCCTGCGTCACCTTCTCCTTGTCGTTCGGGGTGACTATCCGGTCCGCCTCGACCGCCTGGAGCTGCCCGCCATTGAGCACGAATCCAACATCTCCATCCCGTTCCAGGCTCCGAAGCGCCAGCCGTTGCATCTGCCAGAAACTCAATCGGTCCTGCACGTCACACCCGCGCTCCGCCCAGCCCCCGAACCGGTCCTCCGCCTCGTCGTTCCATTCCTCATCGCCGCTCTGCGCCTGTGGGGTGATGCCCGTGCCGACCACATTCTCGACAACCCGGTCCAGCATCCCTTTCGCAATCGAGTTGTTCCGCTCCAGGTCGCGCGAGCTCTCCAGCATGCCCTCGCGCTCGGTAGCCGTCAGGTGGGCGTCCGCACCGCCGCTGAACCCCTCACGAGCGCGGTTGAGCCGCGTCCGAACCCCATGCCGGTAGCTCTCGAACTCGAACTTCCGGTCCCGCCGGCCGCGCCCCTTGTGCCTGTCGAGAATCTCCAGCGCCCGGCGATACTGCACGCGCTGAAACGCCCGGCGCGGCGACCATACACCAATGGCCCGGTCCAGCAACGACGCCCCCGCTTTTGCCAACGCTCCGCCCCCAAGTTCGGCTTACTGAGGCTCGCGGAACCGCACAACCGACCGCGCGCCGCCCGTCTTCGACTCCGCCGCTACCCGTCCTATCAGAATGCTCTCCTCAGCCCGCAACGTCCGAAGAAGCTGTGCCGTCGACTCGCCCGAATACTGCCGGTCGCCCACGCTGTAGCTGGTCATGTACTCGCCGTCGGCCATGGACGCTATCACGGCGTCAATCGCCGTGCGCACCGCCTCCAGCCTGTCCGTGTAGCTGTCGCTCATGCGTACCGCCCCGTCTTGTGAAGTACGCTGCCCTCGCCGTGCACCCCCCGCTCGGACCGCGTGTCAGTCTCGACGAACCCCTTGCCCCGAAACTGGATGTTCGGCCTGGACACCAGCCGCCGAACCCCGCCGACCTTGTTACACAGCACACACCCCTGCAACATGTCCCGCTCGGCAACCGGCCTGATCATCTGGTACGTGCGCCCGCACTTCGAGCACTCATACTCGTAAACTGGCATGCCCCCTCCTACACGTAACGCCCCGGATGCTGGTCCGGCAGCATGTCGAACGCCACCAGGTTCGCCCGCCTGGTCAGGTCCACCACCCACACGCCCCCCGTCCCGCAGCACCGCTTGAACTTGCGCTTGCTGCCACAGGGGCAGAGCCGGTTGCGCAGCATCCCTGGGTAAGGAAACCGCCGCGCGACAAAGCCGTCCGCCGTCACGACCTCTTCCCCTTCGGCCTGCCCAGCCACGTCCCCCTCGTCTTCCTGTAGCCCCGGCTGACCCATCCCTGCTCTATCTCCTCGTTCTTCACCCTGAGCGCCTTGCGGGCCTGCTTGAACGCCTCGCCCTCACGCTGCAACCGGTCGAGCCCGCACCGCATCGCCGCGAACTCCGCATAGACCGCCGCCTGCAAGTAATCATCGTGCAGCCCGCTGTCCTTGGTCCACACCACCTTCTCGTAGCCACCGCGCGGGTTGATGATCACCTCGCGCTTCGGCGACAGCACGTGCGCCCGATACTCGTCCGACAGCATCGGCGTCACTACGCCCGCCAGCTCGTCGCCGCCCCCGAACCGGCCCATCGCCCGGTCCATCCAGTAGCCGCGATCCAACATGCAACAACCGATGTTCCGTGCGGTTGCCACCTTCACCAGCCGCCAGTGCGCCGCATGCCCCGACGGACCGTACTTGACCGGGATGACGAAGTTCACGCCAACCGCCATGCAGAAGTTGTAGACCTGGGTCGTCTCGTACCCGGCATCTACCGCTGCCAGCCGGATGCCAAGTCGGTCCTGCGCCCCCTGCTTGTCGATCTCGAAGCCCCGAAGAAACGTCCGCAGGCGCTCCCACCCCTGAACCCGCCCATACTGAAGCAGGTGCTTGAGCCCGTCGCTCGTCCACGCCGACACGTCGAAGTAGAAAGTCAACTTGCTCTGCACGTCGATCCCGGCCGTGATGAACTGTGTGTCCGCCGGCGCAGGCTCGTTCGGCGTTCGCATCTGCCGCGCGTCGAGGTCCGCCACGCCTACCGGTGTCGAGGACGGAGAAAACGGCTCGCCGAGGTCCGCATTGTGAAACACCTGCAGCTCCGCCTCCGTCCGGCAGCTCACGTATGCCCCCGCCAGGTCGATCAGCGGCAGGTACGGGTCGTACTGCCGCCCGATCTGAAACCCCACGAAACTCCGTTCCGCAGCCTGCTTCTCGGGCAGCGTCGACCGATACTCGCCCCCATACACGGCGGCCGCCCGCTGTATGTCCGAGATCTCTTCCTCGCAGTGCTCGCAGATGTACTTCGCCGTTGCCGCCTTCCGTTCCTCGATGCGCACCTGCCCGAACTTCAGCCAATCCCACGTGCCGCAGTGCGGACACGCCACGAAGAACCGCCGCTGGTCGCTCAACTCCTTGTATTGTTTCGCAATGCCCCGGTCCTCGTAGGTCGACGTCGACCAGGCGTCCAGCCAGCTCCGCCGGAAGGTCCGCATCCGTATCTCCGCCAGCTTCCAAGCGGAACCCACCCGCGGGAAGATCGGAAGCTGGTCCACCTCGTCCAGGTAGACCACCTGATACGGCTCGCTCATCAGCTTCGACGGGGATCCGCTGCCGCATATGGCCAGCTTCGCCCCCGCAAACCGCTTCACGTGCACGGTGTCCCGGTTCTTCGGCCCCGTGAGCTGCCGCGTCTTCAGGATCGGCGCCGACTCGATCATGTAGTCGAACCGGTCCCGGCTGAACTCCTTCGCCTGGTTGTCCGTCGTGGTGAGAAACAGCATCGGCCCGGGCCGGGTGCAGACCGACCAACCGACGTTGTTCACCGCCCGCTCGCTGCCCCCGATCTGGCCGCACTTCTGGAATATCTGTCCCTTCTTGTGGGGGAAGTCCACCCGGGCGTCCATAATGGGGGCAAGCCACGGGAAGTAGCTGTTGCTCCACCGGCCCGGCTGATCGGTCGTCCCCTCTTTCAGCTCGCGGTATTTCTCGGCCCACTCTGAGGGCCGAAGCCGCTCCGGCGGCGCCAGCGCGTCCGCCGTCCCAGCCCAGATCGCCGCGTCAGTGACTATCGGCACTCAGCCCCCATTCCCGGCCTGTCTCACCTCGTCGCTGAGCCGCCGCAGCCATTCGTCCGCCAGCTTCTGCGCCTGGTCGTGAAGCGCCCGCTGGAACCCCGCAATGTCACCCACCTCAATGCCCACCTGACCCAGCGCCGAGACGATCCTCGGCGGCACGTCGTCCGCAAACCGCTCTACACTCGACCGAAGAATCGCCGCCAGATGCGTCACCGTGTCCCGCAGGTCGTCCCTCGGCACCAGCCGACCGCGCATCACCTCCAGGTCCAGCAGCCCCGCCGTCGTCTTGCGAAGCTGGTCGGCAATCAGCTGATAGTTCCGAATCTTGCCCTGTCTCTCGACCGGACCGGACCCCGCCCCGGCCATCTCGGCGACCAGCGCCCCGCCCAGCATCCGCTCCATCCGCTTCAGCCGGCCAACCGTCGCCTCGAGCCCCTCTTCACCGTCCGGCTCAGAAAGTGGGACCTCGGAGGAGTTGTCCTCTTTCGCCCTATTCGCCCCATTCGCCCCATAGGTCCCATGGGGCCTACTTGCCCGGCGGGCCCGGCCCCCCTCCTTGCCGTGCGTTCCAGGCACAATCCCGTGCGCCGCAAGCCACTGGTCTGCCTTGCCGAGGGTGTAGAGGAGCGCCCCGTGCGGGCCTTTCTTGCGTCTCGCCGGCATCCCCCGCTCGCGCCACTGCTGCGTCGTGCGCAGCGCAACGCCGTAATGCTCCGCAAGCTGCCTGAGTGTCACCGCCGAGCGCTTGTTCACGCACCCTCGCACTCCTTGGTCTCTCGCGGCCCGCCATCGAGCAGACCAGGGGACAGACCCACCCGCCCCAGCTCCTCGTCCGCAATCAGCACGTCCAGCGGCGTCGGCGTGGCGGCCTCCTGCCCCTCCACGAACTGCGTGCTGAACACACCGATTACGGTCTTCTCACGCTCGTTGAACCACCGAAGCATTCGGTTGTGCGCGACCTGGTGGGCATACGCCTCCGGGTTATCGGCCGCGCCGATCGCCTCTTCCTGCTCGATCAGGCACAACGTGATGTCCTGCTCGAGGTCCTCGAGGTCGTGGGATTCGATGCCCCGCAGAAGACCCACCGTATGCCCGGCAATCGCCTGAATATCCATTGCTGCCTGCCGTCCCTCTACCCATATAGAGTGCAAAACCGCCGGATATGGACCGCAAATCCGGCGGATGGCCCAATTTGGCCGCATTTGGCCGCAAATGTCCGCTTTTTCTTGGCGCTATAACTCGCTTTCGTACCTGCTATCAGCGGTGTGAAGCACAAGCTTCTTGGGTGTTCCCGCCATCATCTCACAGAACTTCAGCAGCAACTCGATGAACTGGCGCTGCGCCGCCACGAGCCAGTCCACACCGTCTTGCTCACCCGTATCACACCAACTCCTCGCTTCCGCTCTGGAAAAAGCTAGCGCCTCTTCTTCCGTACAGTTGTGCTCTTTCGCATATCTCTCTTGCCAAGTTAGCGGCCTTGTCTTCTCATTTGCTTCTTTAGCCACCGTTCAAGCTCCTTTTCAAGAACGTAGATTCCCGGCCCGCGCCGCACGGGCAGACCGTGTTCCTGCTCCCACCGCCGCGCCGTCCGCACGCCGACCCGCAGCCGCGCCGCGATCTCCTTCCAGCCCCGGTAGATGCGTGGCTCAGTCATTGCTCTCTCGTGAGATCAGCCAGCAGAGTGCAGAACGCATACGCCGCTGCCAGCGGGACCACCCCGTTACCGCAGAGCCGCAGTCGGTCTACTCTGTTCTCCATCGTCTGTATGCCGCCCTCCGCCCCATTTCTTGCAGACACACAGGATTCCCGCACAGCCGGTTGCGTCGGGTTCGCTTCGGCTGAAAGGACTTGTGGCATATCTGGCATGTCGCCATCTCCACTTTCCCGCCGCCCCAATGGTTCCGTTTCATCTCCACCTTGACATGGCACGGTTCGCAGAGAATCTCCACATCTATTGGGCAGGCATAATCTGGGTGGTGTCGTCGTAGTCTCTCTGTGCTGCCGCACTGCATACAAGTTGCCCCCTGAAGTGATACCGCTCTCTGTGCGCGCTTGCGGATGCTTGCCATTATTGATAAGCCAGTACAAGGCATTTCTCATTCTCCTTTGCCACACACTGAAGGAATCTGCGTCCAAGATAGGGGCCACCCCATCAGCCACTCCACAAACAGCGGGTTCAAGCGCCGGGCCGGTTTCAAGGACTCTTGCCCAGGCGTCTGTGTATCCGGGGCTGGGCGGAAAAAGCGGGAGGCTTGGCCCTTCAACAGAGCCTCCCCCCTTCGTTTGCCCCCTCTTGTCTTGTGCCCGCCCAACACATCCGCAGCCGATGGTGTTTGCCACCCCTTCGCAGTTAGAGCGAGGTCTTGAGGCGGGCCACCGCTGCTGCTCCTGTTCAACGAACCTGCTTGAGTAGCTTTGGCAGCGGGCCACATCGCCGCCACTTCGCCTAGGTTCCCCTTCCCTCGGTCTCTGCACACATCTCTGCTGGCGACTACGCGCATAGTGGGCCAGCGCGAAAAACCTAAGCCGCCGCTGGCTTGCGCCGACTTCTCCCGCGCTGAATAGTCTTGCCGCAACCACGTAGCCCATCGCTTCGAGTTCGGGTCTTTCCCTCTCGGCAAAGACAGCAGCAACCCCTGGCACGTTCTCCAGGAAAACGAAGGCAGGCCGCGACTCGTCAATGACTCTCGCCACGTCGGGCCAAAGGTCGCGCTCATCAGACTCGCCAAGCTGCCGACCCGCAACGCTCCACGGCTGGCACGGGTAGCCCGCAGAGATGATGTCCACGCAGCCACGCCACGCGCCGCCGTCGAAGGTCTTGAGATCGTTCCACACAGGCGCTTGATCCAGGGCCTCGTCTTCCATCCGCGCCACGAGAGTAGCCGCTGCGTAGGCTTCCCGCTCGACGTAACACACAGTGCGCAGGACGTCTCCGAGGACGAGTCTGAGTCCGAGGTCAAGACCGCCTGCCCCGGCGCAGAGGCTAAGATGTGTGATGGCATGTGCAGCCACATTTCAATCCCTGTTCTGTTCCGCTACTTCGGCCCCATGGAGGTGGTCCAGTGCACGCGGTCCATTCTGGGCAGCGGATCCGGCCGAAGAAAGTAGTCGACAGCCACACCCAGCACCCGTGCCATGTCCAGCAACACCTGGGACCCCGGCACCCCCCGGCCGCGTTCATACTGCCGGACAGCATGTCTGGATACCCC